NCAAACTTGTATTGAAAATGCTATTGACGCGGGAAAGTCTGGTCCAGAAATCGCAGAGGAATGTGGTATTCCGGTAGAGGCGATAACAGGGATTCTAATGCTCAAGGAGCAGCAGGGCAATCAAGAGCCGGAAAAGAATGAGCATGGCTGCTTAATTGGCAAGGAGCGGTATGATGAGGAAACAGAGAAGTGCGTAGCGATCGTTGCGGAAGCGCGAGTGGCTTTTCTCGAAGCTAAGCTGAGGCTGAAGGAACAGGAAGGCGAGTTGACTATTGAAGAGATCAAAGCGAAGATCGCTGACCTTGCGAAGCAGAGAGAAGAATTGGATAAGAAGCTGTGGCCAGAAGTTCCGGAGTCAGGGTTGTCTGAGGAAGAAAAGGCAGCTATTAGAACCCAAATTGCTGTTCTCCATGCAGAGATTGACGCGTATGAGCAGGCTTTGAAAGCTAAGATCGCTACTCAAGCTGTGCCGCCCGGAACACCACAAGGAGAAACAGAGCTCCAAAAAGTCAAAGAGACTATTGTTGCTCTTCGTAAGGCAGTGGTTCAAGCTGAAGCGAAGGTCTTAAACATCGAGAAAAAGATGAAGCGAGAAACTGGTTCCTGGAAAGAGAAATACGAGCACTTCCGTGAAGCAGTGAAAGGCGCCGTTCCTCCGCCTCGCGTCTGGAAGTCTTGGACGCCTGGTCCTCAGCGTTACGTGCAAGAGAATCTGAAGATTTTGCGTGAAATCGAATCATAGTCATTATTCATGACCCTGAGTACCAAGGATGAACTTGGGAAAGGGAAACAAGATGAAGGGAGAAAGACAACATGGCTGATAATACAGGGCTGCCAGATCTGGTGGCAGGAGACGTAATTGCACCGTTATCGCTGTGTGAAGTCGAAGAATACGAGGCAGAAGCAGAGATAACTAAAGGTCAAGCAGTTTATTTCAGCAGTGATGATAAAATTAGTCCTGCAACGTCAGCGCAGATGTCTATTGGCATTGCCATTATGAGCGCTGCGGTGGGCGTGATGTGTTCTGTTATTCGTCGTGGTCCAGTTAAAGTTGAGGCTGGAGGCGTCATTTCAAGGGGTCAAAGAGTTTACGCCGGAGACGGTTCAGCCAGGGTCTTAGCCTTGGCTGATCAAGATGTAAACGAAAGCGGATCTGCAACCTACACGATTTATTACAGCCGAGATTTCGGTAGAGCAAGGCAGGCATCGACAGCAGCTGGAGACCTCATCATTCTTGATGTTGGTGCATAACCATGAGTAAGAAATGTCCATTTGATGAGACTTCAATGGAACCTTGGCTAAAATCGGAACATAAAGACCACGTTGACACTGTGCTCAAGTGCCCGAAATGTGGCTTTTTAGCTACATTCCGCAAGGAAGACAAAGAGAAGCCTAAGAAAAAGGTGAAGTGAAATGCCTGGGATTCCTTTACCTAAATTCCATGAATCACTGCTGAACGAAGAATGGTATAAGTCTGAGTTTGATCAGAAGGTCAAGGCAGCTGAGACTCGGAAGAACCCGTTCATAAGGCAGTTTCTGACACTTGGCATGAAAGAAGGCATCTTCAGCGACATGGCTGGAGCTCTCGGAAAAATGCATGATGTTATCGTTGAAGCGGCAAAACCCAACTTGATAGCCAGAGACATCATAGACACAAGGACAACAACCGAAGTCTTAGAGCGTTTTCCCAGAGCAAAGAAAAGCACGGCTTATGTTGGAGCTGAAGGCGGACGCATACGTGTAATCGGTGAACGCTACGATTGGGTTGACGTGAACACAAACATCATCTTGAAAGACGGTGTGGAGTGGAACCGGGAATTTGCTGAAGACGCCAAATGGAACGTCATGAACCGTCAACTCGAAGAGCTCGGCAGATCTATAGCTCAGCTTGAAACCGACAAGATCATAGCATTGTACGCCGCGATCGCTGCAAGTAACCTGGCCACTGCTGCAGAGCTCGCAGGCGGCGGGACAGTGATGTCGTGGAGCAAGGCTGTTGAGTGTTGGGATGCAGTGGACGACGAGGACTTCCAGGCTGACGCGTTAATCGTGAAGGGAAGGCAAGCCAGCCAACTTTTCACCGCAACGGAGTTCATCAACAGCCAATACTTGCCATCCAGCCAGACGGAGCTTTCACGTGGCCTCATAGGTCAAGCGTTGACCATGAACATTTACAAAAGCAGCCGCTGCACAAACGGCGTCGCTCATGCAGTGGACAAGAAAATTGCTGGAATCCTGCTGATTCGCAGAGACTTAACAACTGATCCTTATGAAGACCCGAAAAACGGAGTTTTCGGCATAGTAGCCACCGAGAGAATAGGTTACGCGATCCTGCGCAGCAAAGCGGTAGCCCGTATGACGAATATAAAGACAACGTTCTCGTAGCCCTAACCTCGGCTTTTCAGTTGCCCAAAATCCCCATTTTTTACGGGTATTAAATTCGAGAAAGCAATAATGGAGGCGTGATAAAAATTGGCTTCATCAGAATCGCTCTTACGAGAAGTCTTAACTGAAGTCTTACGTGAGCGAGTTTTCATTATAAACAAAGCAAGTGCGAATGAAGTCGGAATACTGGTAGCATTCCGAGACGAGTTAGTCCTGGCCATTGGTGGCGCTAATGATGCGGCTGGTTTTTGGACCAGCACTGATGGCGAGACGTGGAAGCAGAAATTTGCGCTCAACCCTTCCTATTGGTGGTCCTACCAACTTTTCAACGGTAAACTGTATTTAGGCGGAGGAGACGGATCAACTAAAGCATTCATTTATTGTTATGACGGAACCACATTCACAAAAGTCTTTGAGCAAACTGACGGTGGAGGCGGTGCTGGACAAGGACTGGTTGAAGCGTTAGGAGTCTACAACAATTATATTTATGCTGGAAGAAAAAACCAAATTTGGCGAAGCGCCGACGGAACAAGCTGGACTCAAGTCCATACATTTGCCACGAACAAAGGTATCTACCAATTTAGTCCAGAGGGTGCCAATTTTATGGCGTATGAAGGTGAACCAGTTTCTGCGCCAAGCAAAATTTATCACACCGTAGATGGAATCACTTGGACGGATTGGGCGACAGTTAACGATGTAACATGGTTTAGAAGTCATTCTCCAAGTGACAGAATCCTTCTCGGTTCAAACTTTCAGTTTATTGCGCATGGCGGCGGATACGTAATAATTCGTGCTGCTGATATTTGGAATCAGCAATTTCTCTTCATTCCTGACCCGTCAAACGGCGGATATGCCGCGATGAAATGTAAAAGGATCGAGAATTATATGGGTATTTGTTCGGGTGAAGCCTCTAACTTGCCGGCGCAAGGGCGTTTTTATGTTTGGGATGGCAACTGTTTAAAGTTAATCGCAAAACTACCTTTCGGCGTCTATGACTTTGAAATGTTTAAAGGCAATATCTACTTAGCATGCAGCACGATAACAAAGGCCTACGAAACTGATTATGCAGCCAATCAAATCGTAGTTATACGATTACCTGAAAACACCTTAAATAATGGAAAGTCTGAACCGATGACTATTCCATTGTTTGAAGGCAAGAGCATTGATACAGGAGGATATGCAGCTGGTTTTATTCCTATTCTCGGTTATGACGATGTTACTGTTTTTATTGACAGCACGCAAGCAGGAAATTTAGTTCTACAAAAGCTGGATGTACCTTCTTTCACATGGAAAGACGTAGAAACCGTTGCTATTTCAGCCAATACACCGACAACTAAAGTGGTTTCTTGGAGAACGAAGTTTTTAAGATTAAAATTTACGCCGAGCGCTACTGCTACGGTCACTCTTTCAGCTAGTTTAAGCTAACCAGTGATTTCAATGCCGACAGAATGGGAGCGAAGACACGAAGCATTCAAGGCGATTCATGACAAACTCGCAGACGTCCTTGCGAAGCTTGACTCGCCGTCAGACCCGCAGACTGTTGCCATTATTTCAAGTGTCGTTTTGAGTATCTTGGTTGGCAAAAGAGGAACACCTTATAGCAACGACATAACGTCAGATGACACCGTAATTGCTGCAGACCCTGACAAGAAAATCAAAGTTTACGATATTTTCATCGCTAACATTGGAACGGTTGATAGCGTTGTTAGCGTTCAAATGGGCGCCAATGTAAGATACAAGGCGAAATTGGGCGAAAAGGGAATCTGGCTTAAGACGTTTTTAGGTCCTTGGGAAGGCGCCGACAACGAAGCGTTGGCCGTGAACGTTAGCGCAAGCACGATTCATTACACGATTCACGCGGAGCAGGTTTAAGATGGCAGACATTAACCTCTGGGTTGACGAGTGCACAGACGAACACACGGAATATATATGGATGCAAATGGGTTATACACCGTGGCTTAATGATAATGTTAATTGGAAAAGATATACATCTCTTGGAGTTCAAGGCGCGGATACATTTTGGTATAGATTTGAAACTATTCAGGCTCAAAGCGTCAGCGCAGTTGTTTTGTGGATGGAAGGCTACGGCGGAGATTTAGGGCAGGGTTACGGCTGCACAGCTTATGAGATTTATATTCAAGCAGAAGGTGTTCCTTTAACACTTGTTGGAGAGGTTAATCCTGATTCACCTTGGGCAACTTGGTATCCGTTTGACATATCTGATATTTTAGACACTCCAGCGAAGGTGAATAGTACAGAAATCAAACTTTTGGCGATTAACAAAGGTTCTCCTAAGACAAATAATACTGTTTATGCACAGCGATGTTATCTCGCCGTCACTTACGTTCCATCTGTCGCCAAAGCACAGCTAATTGGTGACGGTTTAGCGTGTGTGAGCGTGTCATAATGGTTAAAGTTGGCCACGCATGCGGAGTCTGCCCAAGATGCGGTAAAGAGCTCTGCCGTTCAAGACCTGCGGATATCGCTGTTTGCGATTGTTGGGAATATTGTCCGCAAGACCATGGTAGTGGTCCATATGGCACAAAAATGGAGTCGTATTCCCCTGATCTAACCCCGAGCACCTATGGCCCGATCGAAGTTGTAAGCGGCACAGCCTGGGGAGACCTCGAACATCCAATGCAAATCATACGCCGATGCCCCATATGCAACTATCACAGCGCAGCCAAGCCACAGGAAGTAAGATTATCATGAAGGACCTTGAAAGAGATCAACTCCGCAAAACCATTCTTCAATTCATCAAAAAAGGCTATGTGCACTATACGGACATTGAGAAGAAAACCGTGGCCACCTGCCTACGCTTCGCAACATCAAACACGTTCAAAGCACAGTTTTACAATTATTTGCTTGCGAACGGATACATTAAACGTGTAGCTCGAGGCGTCTATGCCATCACCGAAAAGGGTGAAAAACTCTTAGAGATTCTGTCTTAGTTCTGCGCGTGCTAACTCCTGGATTTATAGGCTAAAACCATCGGACTTTATAAAAAAGAGGGAGATGGGGAAGTGTAGTGCCCTTATCGCTTGTCTCTACGCTTTAAACGCTTGGCGTATATGGCTATTGCAACCGCTGCGGCTATGATTGCTGATGTTAAACCAATGGAGGGAGCTAACAAACCAAACTTGTCAATAGGGACCCATACGCCGCCAACGCCATGTCGAAAGACTACTGAATCAAGAACAAGGGTGTACGTCAGCCCGTTCAAAGAACCTGTTTCGTCAACAACCCTTTTTTCAGCAAATGGCAGCGAAAAACGAGTGTCGAAAGAGATACTTTCGCTCACTGTGACAGGTATTGATTCACCACTTGATCTGCGAAAGTAACCACTAGCGGAGGATTCAGTTTTTCCGGCTCCAGCAGGGGTAATATCCGCTTCGTAATGACTCTCGCCAGCAAGGTCGCCGGGATCTGATGTTGTACCACTTATCGTTCCAACAAATCCTGGACTACCTTTGATCGACGTAACTGTGCCTGTGATCGTTAAACTATCGCCAGTTGCCGGAAAGGTTAGATCTCTAACTGTGTTGTAGGTGGCATCATCGCCCAGCAAGGTGTGGAGATTCATACCACCTTGAGTTTCCTCTGCGTAATAATAGCAACAGATGCTTACTGTATAGGCTGTCATGAAGACCGGATGGAAATTCGGCGGCATATTAGAGAATGTTAAAGTAGTGGCGTACGTCCCTATGGGGTCAACTGTTCCGGGGCCTTCTACAGAGAAATCGACTCCGTTAACCGTGCCAGATACCTGAATTGTGAAAGGAACTGGATTCCACACGCCAGTAGCCGGTTGAACCTTCGCTACGGCAAAGACAGCAAATATCGTTGCGCAAAGCATTACTGCCCTAATTTTCCTGATATAGTTGCATGTCACGTTGTTTTTCTCCTTTCTCTACCGATTATTTTGCATGGTGAAGAAAAACTTAAGACTTTATGTTATTCCGCAAATATGGCTTTTGGTTGGCATTATACCCCTTTTAGCTAGAAGTCCCGAAGAGTTAACAGAACCCTTTTTGTCTTAGTTTTTTTGTCTTAGCTTTTTTCTCTTAGTTCTTTCGCCTTAGTCCTTTTTTCTTAGTTTATTCAGCCAAAAACGGTTAAATCTGGCTTTTTTCTCACTTCTTCTTACTCAACGTTTGGGGCCAGAGTAGTGAAGACAGCGTTGGTTGCAGCTATTGCTATCACTATAGTGGTTACTTTTGCCGCTGGCTATTTTGCTGGTGCTTTCACCACGGACATGCAGCATAGCCGCCGGATCAGCAATAAAGCTGCAATCAAGGCCGTCGGAGTCGGCGTGTACCAGGATCCCGCGCTAACAGTTTGTTTAACCGAAATCGACTGGGGGATTCTGGAGCCTGGAGAGAAAAAGAATCATACAGCCTATATTGAGAATGAGTCTAACGTTGCCATCACGCTGGTTTTGACTACAGAGAATTGGAGTCCACAGAACGCGTCCAGCTTCATAGCGTTGACTTGGGATTATAACGGCCAGCTTCTCGAGGTAGACGAGTTCATTGAAGTCACTTTCACCTTGGCCGTCGACCCGGCGATTTCTGGAATAGATGCCTTCAGCTTTGACATTGTCATCGTGGGGACCGGATAAATGGCAAGCGTATCCGTTGATGATGTGCGTGACGTGATTAGGGTTAATTCAGCTGAGGTTCCAGACGCTAAAGTAACCAAGATGATCAAACGCGCTGAGGTTACTCTTGAGCTTGAAACTGATGAAGAAATCGACTACAGCAATTGCACTGATGCAGAGAAAGAGTTCATCACAGTTCTCGCAGCCATTTACGCAGTTTGTTATCTTACGGGCGGGTCAGCTGTTGGATTGAGCTTCTCGGTTGGAGGCCAAAACGTAAGTGTGCTGAGCAAGGTTCCTCCGCTCGAGGTTTTGCAGGCTGAGCTTGAACGCATCTTGAATGGCATTAAAGGAGTCCACTTCGGGAGAGTGTAGTCATAGCATGGAAAAGCTTGCGCAAGTCTCTTTACCGTTCTTTGAAAAATATGCATGCAGTGTCTCCCATGCGGCTTTCCCTTTCCAAAGTGCTGATCGTCGCAATCGCCATAGTCGTTCTAACGGCTTCCCTTGTGGCTCTCACGGATTTCTGGAGGAAGAAACAGCTGAATGTACCTGATGCTTACTACCAGTTCCTCATAGATTATGCGCCCTACCTCTACGTCATACCAGGATCTGGGCCAGACCTAACATGGGGTAAGGCTGCCCTTGCTGCAGCTTTTGCCATTGACTTCTTATACGAAGCCTATTATGATTCTCAGTTTGCAAGCAACCGAACCGAGATCTACAACAAGATTGTTGAGCTCGCAGATTGGCTGTTGACGCAGCAAAACACAAACCCAGCGAAAGAGGCCTATGGAGGCCTCAAAAGCAACGAAACAAGCACGTCTTACTACGCTGTTGACGCTTGCCGAGCTATCCCTGCTCTCATAAAAGCTTTCAAGTTAACCGGCACAACCGGCTATTTGGACGCTGCCAAACTGGCTGGAGCAACCTTTCTTCACAACATGCAGCATCCGCCAACGCCTACGGTTCATGACAAGTATTATGGCGGCTTCGCACGGGCTGTCGATATAAACGATGCTTGGCTTCCAGAAATGGACATTGAAAACCTCTATGGGCTGATAGGACTACAGATGCTCATAGTCGAGGATCCGTCTAACCAAAGCACCTATGAAACCATGATGTCCGATCTTGTAGGCTTTCTGCGTTCAGGCTTCGAAGACCTTTGGCTTGAATATCGACCGCCTCCAAACGGTGATGGACAATGGCATCGAGTCGGGCTCAGTGAAAACGAAATCTACGATGACCCTTTTGCGTATGCACTGCTTGGACTCTACGACTACGAAGGATGGAGCCTCACACTACAAAACGTTTACAACTCTATCAACTCGATCAATGCCAGTGCTCAATATCCTGCCTATAATCCAGCGATCTGTTGGCCAGGCTATATTGATGTTGTCAGCCGCTTTCCAGCATGTGATTATTACGACGCAGTTACAGCTGGAATCCTCTGGAAAATCCGCAAAAACCATGACAAGTCAAGCCTTGAGTTCAGCATGAAAATCATCGATAAACATCAAAGCGACTTTATGTTCTGGGGAGTCAAATTTACCGACTATAGCTATGAGGAAAACAAGCAAGCCACCGCAACAGTTGCCTGGCTTTCTCTACTATATCTTAACTACGAGGACCCCATAACTCGCTTCACACAGATCTTGCGATCTAAAGGCGAAAACATCATTCTCTACCCAGTTCGTGCAGCAGCTGACCAGGTCTCTTATGCCGAAGCAGTGGACATCCAAGCCATAGTTAGCCCGGCTCGCTTCGAAGAAACCATTGTAGAAGCAGGCTACATAATCAACGACTACCTCACCATCCACGTTTTTGCTCCCATAAGGCATCATGATAAGGTACGTCGTAAAGGCGTAGATTACGAAGTTCTCGGCCCCCAAGAGTTTGCATTTCAAGGCGACATCTTGTATCGGAAAGCCACATTGAGGAGACTTTTAGGTGCCTGAAGTTGAAGATCCCGTTTTGAAATTACGATGGCCAGGTTACTGCAGGCCTGCGTCAACCGAGCCAGGTTAAGCCTCTGAACCTCGATCATTCCTTATCACAGCGTATTTTGAATTTTAAGGTTGACTGCTGGGTTGTCGACAAAGCAGGAAAACAACCTGGAAACAGAACACGGTCGAAACTCAGAGAGGAGATCCTACGGATTATCCGTGAGAAACGGACTAAGCCAAATGAGACACCTTATGATTTTGTAGGTGTCGGGCAGCCAACGGGCACACATAAAGCCTATCACGCAGGCTCTTCAAGTGAGCTGGCTCCTGGAGACGCAGCTTGGACCGAGTTAGCAGACGCGGAATATGTGAAGCTATGGTACAGCGACGACGACCGCTTCTCAAAATCTCACATTGTAAACACGGAATATGCCATGATGCTTTTAAGGTTCAAACTTGAAACTTCTAAATATGACCCTCATGAAAGAAACGTGAACAAGATTGTTTTGAGTTTTGAGGGCTACGGCACTGCTCCAGGTGGAAACGGTGTAACGGTTAAGGTTTGGAATCATGTCTCTTCGGCATGGGAAAGCGCAGCAGCGGGAACCGGTGGAGCCGATGAGACTATCAAGATAACGTTGACTTCTAACCTCACCGATTACATTGACATGGATTCTTCAGGCGTTGGCTACATCTACGTTTTAGCCAGAACCACAAATCCGAGCAACGGGTCGACGCCAGCTGTTCTCTACTGTGATTATGATAAATGCGTGTTGACTGTTGAAGGCATAACCCATGTCAAGTTTGGCAGTTACCGCGATGTAGACGAAACTTCTGTTAAGCCGTTTCTGTGGCATTCCGAGTTTATGGTTACAGGATGGATGTTTGAAAATGTTCCCGAAACATAGAGAGGTGAGTGAAAGTGGCGTATGGAACCCATGAAGCCAAAGTCTACTACGTGCAAGAAACAATTTATGGAGAGACGCCAAGCCCTAACCCGAGCATGCTTGGGTTAAAAACAGCTTTCGACGTGGAGCACAATATTGACCCTGGACTGTTGAAACTTCGCGGGATCGGGTCCCGCGACCTCGACACAATCAAGAAGGGCTTGCGCAAGCCTACATTGAAATTTGGCTATCTGATTCCAAGCGCTGCGCCGATCGACTTTCTCTTGTACACTCAGAACTTGAACAGCATGAGCGTTGAAGTAATCTATGAGCGAACCTCTATCATCGATTTGCTTTTCAAAGGCATGAAAATTGACAAAGTTACGGTGCAGCTCACCGACATTGAAAGCGAAAACGCGGTCATAAGAGTTCCAAGTGTTGAGTTGATGGGTCAAAACGTAGTTACCGCCACAGCTAAAAACAGCACAAACTACGCTGACTACAGCGGCGCAGTGGCATACAACGAAAGTTACGTCAAAAAAGGTGCCGCAACAGTTGACCGAGTAACTGATTGGGGCTGGAGCATCGAGAACCATTTGAAACGTGTGCCTGTTATTCGCAGCACAAGCGGAGAGCTTCTGAAGTATCTACAACCGCGCCACAGAGACCTTTACGGCGAATTAATCTTTGAATTTGAAAGCAAGGAAGAACACGATGAAGTCCTTGCTGACACTGAGTTTAGCTTAGAGTTTGGATTAGGCGGGAGCAACAAGGCTGTTTTCAGCAACTGCAAATGGCAGAATGTCAAAAACGTGGGGAAAATTGAGGATTTGATAGCCGTTAAAGCTCCTTTTGTGGCTAAGACGGTGTCTATCAGCTGAGGTGGTTAGGGTGGCTGTTGAAGTCAGGGTTTTGGAAGGTTTCGGTCGAGACGCTCAGTTGCGGAAAAAATGGATGAAGATTTGGGAAACACTGGGAGAACGGATCCTGAAGATGCCTAAGTGGATGCAGGATATCGTGCTTGATGACATCAACACCGCAATCAAGAATCGAATAGCAATCATGGAGATAATTCAAAATGCGAAAAGAACCAATTGAGATAGACAACCGCTTTGGAAAAGAGTATGCTGGTCGCTACGTTTTCCAAGAAATAACTTGGGCCAAACGTAGCCGCCTAATCCAGAAACACACAAAGTTTCACCCAAGAACAGGCCAAGTAATGAGAAGCGACCATGTAGCCATTCAAGCAGAAACCATCTGGGCAAGTCTTAAGGAACAGCCGCCAAACAAACCTATAACCCTCGAAAAGCTGCTCAGCGAAGAAGAGGGCATCCCGATTAACCTTGGCGAATTATTCAGCAATTTCGTTAACAAACTATGCGGCCTTACGCATCAAGACGTGCGTTTTTTATTGGAGCAATTAGACGAGGAAAGCCGCACCCAGCTCTTTCAGAGTTTCGGCTTTGTAAAGAGTTCGGATGGACCCCGAAACAGCTCGCAAAACAACCAGCCAAAACAATCCAGCAGTTCATCGTGATTTTTAACGAAGTAGATAGGCAGACGGAGGAAGAGCGTAAGGAGATGGAGAAAGAGGCGAAATTGCGTGGCTGTTGAAGTCTCTATCGATATTGATGGTGTCGAAGAGTTCAAGGCAGCCATGGCTAAGTTTGACTCTGGAATGCAAAGACATGTCCACCAACAACTTGTCAGCTGGGCTGCAGATGTCAAAGCCTCAGCCAGAAGAATTGTTCCGGTGCGAACAGGCCATCTACGAGGTTCAATATTCGCCAAAACTAAGGAATGGGTTGCAGAGATAGGAGCTGAAGCCACGTATGCTATGTTTGTGGAGTTGGGCACACGTTACATGCGAGCTCGCCCATACCTTTACCCGGCTATCCAAGAGCATCTGCCACGTCTTGAGGGCATAATTTGTGAAGGAATTGAAGCTGCGACACAGGAGGCTGGGCTATGAGTTTTAGAGGCATCGTTGTTACTGTGAGCGCTGTTAACCGAGCAAGCGCCCAGTTCAGCCGGATACAGACCGATGCAGAAGCTTTATCAGCACGAATAAAAAGTCTCGGCGCCGCCTTTGCGGGTTTAGGCGCCACTGGTGTCGCAGTCGGAAGCATTGCGCATCAAATGGGATTGTTAAACAACGAACAAGCTAAGGTTTTCAACTCTGCCATGGCTGTCGTCTCGGTTATGGGCATGTTCATGCGGACCAGCTGGGGCGTGGCTGTCGCTCAGAAAATCTATGCAGCTGCTACCTGGATCGCAACTGCTGCCCAGAACGCATTGAACATCTCCTATGGCACGTTCCTCGCACTAACAGGAGTCGGCATCGCCGTTATTATCACCGCTGCGGCTGCCATGTGGCATTTCGCCTCTCAGATGAATGCCGCCACATCAAGCGTCAAAGAATATAATGCTGCAGTCTCCGAAATTCCTACCAGTACTCGTGGTATTCGCCGTGCCGGAGAAGAAGAGCTCTATCGCAGAGGCGTGGAATATTGAGCGTGTCACTGCCTGTCTGTGCACTTGTTTTCGGATCTGTAGCGCCTCCTCAAGGTGACGTTTTAGACCTGAAAGTGCATCTAGGCGCAACAAAAGAGGTTTCCAGCTTCAACTGTCTACTCCAGAACTTCAACAAGAAATACAGTCCTGGAGGAACCTATCCGATTACTCTAGGTGATGATGGAAGCATAAGCATTGGAAGGGGCGCAAACTGTCCTTTACTTGCAACCATCAGAGTTGAAGAAATTCGAGCTGTATCAATTGCGTCGCAAGAAAACTACATAACGGTTCTGGGTCGCTGCTGGGGAGAAAAAATCTTCAGAAAAGTAGTCACGAAAACCTACGAGAATCAAAAAGGCGAGGCAATTGTCAAAGACATAATCGATTATTATGTCGGTCTTAGCCATGTCCGTGATTCAACCGAGCTTGTAGAAGACACGGACACGACTTACACGCTTTTGGAATATGAAAAGACTCCGGTATTTGACATTTTGAAATATATTGCTGCGACAGCTGATAAGAGTGGTGTCATCGGTTTTGATTTTCGAGTTGCTCCAGACGGCAAATTTGAGTTCTTTCCACGGAACAGCAAGGTATCACCTGTAAGCCTTTCTGAACGTCTGGAGGTCGGCGACTATCGTAAGAGCATTTTCCGAAAAAGAGACAAGATCTTTGTTGAAGGTGCTGCTGAGAAAAAGTATCCGAGTGATGAATCTTGGACAGAAACATTAGACATTGACGCGACGCCGCCCAACGACTGGGTAAGTGGAACTGGCACCGGAAGCGTTTCGCTCAGCACCATAAGAGCTGTTGGATCCTACAGCATAATGCACACGACAAATACACCTGATTACTATGGGACTCTTCGTTTGGTCATTCCATCGGGGATGCAACCAAACTTAGCAACTTTTCCAAGTATTCGATTCTTAATAGCTCGCGAGTCAGCTTTCAGCAATATGGCTGATATACGTTTAATAGATAACACCGCTAAGGAAGCTATTCGTTGGTTCACTATCGCTGAAGCGGACGAGTGGATTCTAAAAGAATTCAATGTGGGACCTAAATATGAAAATGAATGGAACTCAGTAGCTTCAGGTTTTAACTGGAAAATAATCAATGAAATCTTGTTTGAAGTACATTTTCCAGGAACAGGCACAGGAAGCTTCCGTGTTGATGATCTTTTCTTCAATCATGCACGATGGAGCGCAACCTATGGGAGTGGAGAGCGAGAATTTCCCGAAACAGATGAGGAGCTACACAGCGACAACGAATGTTTGCGGCGAGCTAAAGCTCTCTTTGATTACCTCAGTGGCACAGCTGAACACGTTAAAGGTTCAAGTACAGTTATCGACTACGGAACCACACCCCTCTTGCCTGCAGATCGTATTTTGGTTGTCCTGCCAAACGAAAACGTTAACGGATACTTCCGAATCGCTTCTCCAGTCGAATACCATCTTAGACCAAGGGACCAAACGTTAGAAATCACTCTTGAATTAGGAAAGGAGCCCATGCTTCTGGCTGATTATATTTACGCCTTGAGAAGCAAGACTGCGAGCCTATCGCGTTATAAAATCGGAAGGATCTAACATGAAAAAGGCTGTTTTGAAAGCTATAAGATCTTTGCAGCCGGGCGACCTTATCTTAGTGAAATTTCATGACGCCAACATCGGAAGCAGTCTAACATTAAAGGGTATTCCAATCCCTGGCAAATCCTTAGGGATATACCTTGGGTCTGTTGGAGCACCCAGCCAGATGATTTTGGCGCAGAATGACTTCAAGTATACTGACGAGTTTCATGATGTTGATTATACAGCCGTCCCGGAAGCGTGGACTAACAGAGTTGTTGTACTCATAAAAAGCTTCATGGGCATTGATGAAGCTGAGCTTCTTTTGAAGTCAATTGTATCTGGAGGCGGTTCGGGGCGGCGTAGGAGAACATTTCAGAGGCGAGTGTTAAATCATGAGAAGATTGATTAGGCGTGCTTTGACGCGAAGGATATCCCTGAGGAGCCCTCGCGGTAGACGGGTTACACAAGTAGAGGTTGAGCCTTCTGACAGGCTTGTTTATGGCGTGTACTTCGGTATTATCGCGTTATTATCACTAACAGCCCTTGAAGCTCTCTATTTGGTTGTCCTCCAAACTTTCAGCAGCGAGATCTTCGCCGCAATAACCCTTGTGATAGGCACAATCCTCGGAGCTTTCTTCGGACAGAAGGGATGACTATGCCTAAGAAATACTATTGGACTCGAAAAGAGGAAGCCAAACTACGAGAGCTGTGGAAGAATGGGATAACCAACGTGGAAGTTTTGTCTAAAGAACTGGGCAGAAGGCCTAGAGCTATCGAGATGAAATTGAAGCGGATGGGAGTTGTGGTGGTGCAGCAAAAAATTCCACGCACAACCACAACCGCAATAAAAAGTAAGGGTCTTTGGACCCATGAGCAGGCTCTGAAGATTCTCGCTGGAGCCGTTGAGGCTCTTCGTAAGCCTGGTCAAGACAAGTTGGAGTTGCAGCGTCTCCGCGTCCTCGTGGACGCGCTTCAAACCTACGATTCTGTTTTGGAGAAGTTTGAGAGGTGGGTTGAGATTGAGGAAAGGCTTTTGGAGATGGACGAGAAAATTAAGGAGTTGGCGAAGACCCAGAAGGTTCAATCCAAGAAGGCGAGGGCATAAGCTTGGGTTGATGCAGTCTCGTCTCAGCGAGATCTGGGCAGTCGCTGAAAAAGAGCGAGAGAAGCTTAGCGAGGATCCTGTCACGTTTTTCGAGCAGGTTGTGGGTTTCAAGCCCACCGCTTATCAATCGGACTTGGTGGAAAAGTTTGTTAACCATCAGTTTACGGCTATGAGGTGGAATAGGCAAAGTGGCAAGTCTTGGATCGCTTCTGCGTTGTTGCTTAATTATGCGTTAACTCATCCGGGTGCTTGGATTGGTATTGTGGCTCCTGGTTGGCGTCAATCGAAACTTGTTATTCGCAGAATACAATATTTCTTGAGGAAGCTTCCACACGAAATTTGCCCTAAGCCGCAACGCACGGTGCTGTATTTTTCTAATGGCTCGATTATTGAGGCGTTCCCAAACAGTCCGGAAACGATCAGAGGTCCAACATTAGACGTGATTTTTTGGGATGAATGCAACCACACTCCTAATGATGAGGATTTATACACGGCTATTCTGTTCACGATAAGTACAACAAAAGGCAAGGTTTTAATCAGCAGTACACCTTGGAACATAGATTCGGTTTTCTACAAGATCTTTCATCATGAGGATTACGGAGACTTCGCCAAGAGTCATGTTACTTGGCGGGAAAGTATGGAGCCAAACGGACCCTTAGACAAGGGCACACTTGAGAAGATTCGCAGGCAATTTGGAGAGGATCCATGGCGTTGGAAGCGTGAGATGGAGGCTGAATGGGCTGAGGATGAGACGGCGTGGCTAAGTCAGGCTTTGATCACTAAATGTATTGCCACAGAGAAGACGATTGGCGAAGAGCTCGAGCTGTGGCCTTTTGAAAGCGTTCATGACGGCTGCGATCTTTTTGCTGGTTTGGACTTGGGTCGAGTGCGGGATTACAGCGTCCTTGTAGTAATAGAAAAAGTTAAGGGAAAATTCTACCTGCGGCATGTCAAAATTTTTCCGTTAGGTACCAGCTATGCCAGTGTCATAGGCTATATCAAAACGCTACAGGACCGCTGGGGTGGCTTCTGCAAGATCCGCGTGGACAGCACCAACCAGGATTATGTTGTTGAAGACATGCAAAAGAGCGAAATAGACAATGTGGAAGGCGTTCGCTTTTCACTGCCACGCAAGCAAGAGATGGCCACTTTACTGAAGCAGCGAAAGACCTTATCGCGGCGAGTTTGTAACCGAACTCAACGTGGAGAGATTTGAGCTAAGGAAAGATGGTTCAATAGCTTTCAATCATCCACAGGGTACTCATGATGATGTTTGGTGGGCTACAGCTCTTTCTCTTTTTGCGACTGTGGAGATGACAGAGGAACCGACATTGGTAGTGATTCCGAGATGAGAAGGCGTGAATACTTCCGAATCACGAAGTTTGCTAGGCGATATGATCGGAGCACGGGCAAGTTCGCAATCAACATTGCTTACAAGACTAGGACGGACATTACGGATCGAACTATCGAGGTGGCTGAAGCTTTCGGCTTGGGTGTTGACGCTGAGAAGGAGCATGTGGTTTACGACAATGTGGAGCTGAAGATCGGACCAAAAGACGTAGTATACATCACCGGGGATTCTGGCAGCGGCAAATCAGTATTGCTTCGCAGGATGCAGAAGGATCTCGAGCCTGAGTGCATTAACATCAAAAATGTTAAGGTTGATCGAAGAAAACCGCTTGTTGACACCCTCGGCAAATCCACTGCAGAAGCCCTCGAGCTACTCAGTCGAGTAGGCCTAAACGATGCCTTCCTCTTCGTAAGGCGATACAGCCAGCTGAGTGACGGCCAGAAATATCGTTACCGCATTGCCAAGATGATTGAAAGCGGCAGGCAATATTGGGTTATGGATGAATTCTGCGCCACCCTGGACCGAGACACAGCTAAGATTGTAGCGTTTAACGTGCAGAAGCTAGCTAGAGCTACCGGGAAAGCTGTTCTCGCCGCAACTACGCACACGGATCTGTTTGAGGATCTGTCGCCTGCGGTGCACATTCACAAGCGGTTTGGTCGAGAGATCGAGGTCAAGTATTACACATATCACACATATGTGCATAAGCACCAATGCACGCTTGTTAAGGAGATGCGCATTGAAGAGGGTTCTAGGAAAGATTATGAGAAGCTGGTTGGCTTTCACTATCGGCAGGGTGGCCATCCTCCTATACGAAGAGTCTTCGTGATGAAGCGGAGCAACGAGCTTGTAGGCGTGATCTTGTACTGTTATCCTCCGATCAACTGCATCGGAAGGAAGAAGGCTTTTCACGGCAGGATCTTCTCTGCAGCTGAGGTGAACGAGAAGTTTGCTATCATATCCAGGGTCGTGTTGCATCCGAAGTACCGGACGATCGGTTTAGGCGCCAGGCTTGTGAGAGAGACATTGCCTCTTCTTGGATTACCCTATATCGAGACCATAGCGGTTATGTCCCGCTACAATCCATTCTTCGAGAAAGCTGGAATGCGAAAGATCATGGAGCGCTTTCCAGACCATGAAATAACCGAAGCTATAGAAAAACTCTGCAATGTGGGATTCGAACCCACGCTGTTGTCATCTGTACACTACAACTTGGAAAAACTGAAAAGTATGAATCCCATGGAAATCACGCAATGCCGACAGATCCTAGCTAAGCTGCGAAGTCCCCGCCTCCACAAATTTGCGGACTCTCACGCCCCTTACGGAAGGAATGCGCGCTATCGAGATGCAGTGGAAAAGGCGTCGTTGGAGAAGCTGGCTAAGATTCTGAAGGCGCTGAGCTTCTTAGCACAAACGAAAGTTTACTTGTTATGGAACCCTCAACAGCTGTGAATGAAGATGTAAGCCGCGAGAGATTCCTTCCTCTTTTCCCCATCGTCTCGGATAAACATTACGAAATAGACAAATGTATAAAAGCTTTTATATTAGTACCGTCTAGGGTACTAATTAGGACCATAAAATGCTCCTGGTGTGGTCATATGTCGGAAGAAGAGGTTCCCTTTAGGTCGATTAAAATAACACTATCTGAAGAAGCTCTACAAATGCTGGATGCACTCCGCATTAGAGGCT